CCGCTCATCAGCGGTCCGTCTGCAGTGCACAACCGTAGCTTACCACGCTACAATCCAAGGAGGACCTCTGTTGGCCGCAAGTAAGTATCGTACCCGACCTCTCACTCGTGAGAGAATCGGTGGTCGCTTTTATCGTACTTATAACGATGATAGCTCCGTAGTCCCAGGTTCAACAACCTGGGAATACGCTACGATGCCTACGAGCGGGATGCAGGCAACTGTGTCAACGGGACACCCGGAATGGGCGAAGCGAAGTGCTACGTCCTTTAAGGGTGATATTGGTGGTGATTTCTTTACCACCAAACGTTACATTGAAGGCGCGTCACAATTTGACGCGTCAGGGCAGGACAACCAGTTTATTAACGGTCGTAAGTTTACGAACCGTTATTCTGGAAGTGCTGTACCCTTCATCAGCGGTGTTACGAATGGAGTTAACGTTCCATTCCCCTCCGACAGCATGGATCTCACAAATTCCGAGATCGATGCTCTAGGAGCAACCGCTGTTGCTCGATGTAAACCCACTAACTCAGCGTCTAACCTCGCAACAACCCTCGGTGAACTCATTGCGGACGGTTTACCGTCTGCTTTGGGATCTGGGGGTTGGTCCGATCGCGCATCTATCGCTAATGCGGTAGGAGATAATTATCTCAATGCGGAATTCGGATGGAAGCCATTGATAAGTGACATACAGTCATTTATCGATACCATGAATCACTCTTATGAGCTGGTTTCCCAGCTCAGGAGGGATTCAGGTAGGCTTGTGCGTAGAGGTTACACGTTCCCAACAGAGACTAGCAGTGAGGAGACGACTCTCTCGACTACGGGATCACTCCCGCAGTTGAGTAGTCAATACCGCATTGCTAGTGCAAATGGGTGGAGTAAAGTTAAGCGCACGGTGGAGACCACGCGCTCGGTATGGTTTAGTGGGGCGTTTACTTACTGGCTACCTCCCTCTCTTAAGGGGGAGGACAACCTGTCAAGTATACGCGCCCTGGCCGATCGTTTCGGCCTAACCATATCCCCAGAACTTCTCTGGGAACTTACACCCTGGTCCTGGGCCGTTGACTGGTTCGCTAACGTTGGAGACGTTATTTCCAACATAAGCGACAGCCAGAAATACGGACTGGTGATGCCCTATGGATATGTGATGGTTCATACCATCGTTAAACATATCTATTCTCCTGACGACTGGCGGTTAAAGCCAGGCGGAAGGACTCTTCCGGGGTTTACTCTCGTTAGAGAGAGTAAGCGTCGAAAGCAGGCTCACCCTTTTGGATTCGGAGTAACTGACTCGAGTCTTGACTCGAGTCAACTCGCTATTCTCTCAGCTTTGGGTTTAAGCCGGAGTTGATTGAACAGTGTTGTCCACTGTTCCACCAAGGGGTTGTTTATACCCCAGATAAGGAGCGACGTTTATGTCGTTGTCCGATCCACAGTCAGTTACTATTTCGGGAACCGCAATCTCCCTCCCCAGAGTTGAATCTGGGAAGAACGAGAGCGCCTACGCGAGTAGTGACGGGCTGGTTCGCCTGTCGCTTGCTTCTTCCTATGGAAGTCGCACTCGACGGGTGGTCCGTATCGATCACAGTAAGATCTCTGCGGATCTGTTTATTCCGGCGCAAAACAGGACGAACTCCATGAGTAACTACATGGTTTTCGATCTGCCCGCGCAGGGGTACACAAACGCAGAGGCTAAGGCAGTTTATGACGGCTTCAAAGCCCTCTTCACTGCCTCTACTGACGCAGTCATCACCAAGCTTCTTGGTGGTGAGTCGTAAGCCTGACATGCACAATCCGATAAAAGGGTTGCGCATGGTTGGTGATCCCAAACACCTCAATTTTGAGGAGGAAATGGAGTTTTGGCGCAGCCTTGATTGGCTAGCAACATTGCTCGTATTCCTTATTGGGATCCAGGCTATGATCGTAGTAATTTTCTTCCTTGGAGCACTTTTGCTCCTCGGGAGTTAATCACTAGGTACGGCCGGCAACAATATAGACTGGGACTCAGTTAACCTCTATTTAAGGAGGGCTGATGAAAAGCCTATTGTTGCTCTGGAATCAGCTAGCCTGTGAAATGGCTAGCAGGGTTAGTGCAAGTGCCACCATGGACTGCAAAACAGTCCATGCACGGTCACACGCGGAGGGATTATCGTTTCTCACGATAACCCTACCTACCTTCGGAAAGGACCTCGAAAGAGGTCTTGACCTTGGGTATGTTGACACCAACCTGTTCCACGGTTTTTCGTGGGCAGGGGGTCTCCCGAAATTTCTTTCGGGTTTCCTGTGTCTCGTGTTTGACCGCAATAGTGGTGTCCTGTTGGACAATCCCGATGCGTACGCAATTCGATGCGTCCGTCAACTTACGTTGATGTTCGCAAAGATTGACCTTCCTTGCAGCGATGCAAGGACGGCCGATGCGTTTCGGGGTTATGTCCAATGTGAGAAGGAAATGAAGGAGCTCGATACTCAATGGACTGAGGCACAGTTGTCTCAGTTCGAAGAGATGTCGTCTCTCCTGTTTCGTGAGGCGTTCACAGCCGTGGACCGACAGGTCTACGAAGGTGGTCTCCTACCGAAACACGGTCCAGGTAGTACCGCTGACGGATTGCGCGGAAACGCAAAATACCGACAGCGGACCTGGCCGTCGCGTTTGGAGAAGTACTTTCCATCCGGAGAGTACCTCTTCCCTTCATGGCGTTACTTCCATGAAGACGCGGTGCATTTCCTCGAACCCGGGGATGAGGTGCCTGTGAAGGTCATCTCAGTCCCTAAAACGCAAAAGACACCCAGGATCATTGCCATGGAACCAACTGCTATGCAATATGCACAGCAGGCGGTCCTTAGGCCAATGTTAGAAGCGTTTTCAGGAGTTTACCACCTGAAACACTTCCTCGGATTCAAGGATCAAACGCCTAATCAGCGAATGGCTCTTGAAGGCTCCAGTAACGGAGATCTAGCGACACTCGATTTGAGTGAAGCATCCGATAGGGTGTCTAATCAGCTCGTACGGTCCCTGACGTTTCGATGGCCTCATTTGCGTGAGGCACTCGATTCTACAAGGAGCCGGAAGGCTGACGTACCTGGTTTCGGCGTTTTACGCCTTGCCAAGTACGCGTCTATGGGTTCAGCGTTGTGTTTCCCTGTGGAAGCGGCAGTCTTTTTGACTGTCATATTCCTTGGGATTCAACAACAGCTCAGGACATCCCTTAGCCGACAGATGATAAAATCATTTGTCGGTAGGGTACGCGTCTACGGGGATGACATTGTCGTCCCTGCAGAATACGCACTCACCGTGAAGTCCATGCTCGAGACTTTTGGGTTTCGAGTTAATGGAAGCAAGTCCTTCTGGAACGGAAAGTTCCGGGAGTCTTGCGGTAAGGAATATTACGATGGCTCTGACGTCAGTATTGTCAGAGTCCGTCGTTTGTTCCCTACCTCACGGCAGGACGCACAGGCAGTCATCTCATTGGTATCATTACGTAACCAGCTTTTTCAAGCTGATTACTTTGATACCGTTGAGTGGCTGGACTCATACATTAAGGGAATCATTAAATGGTTCCCCATTGTGTCTGAGTCTTCTCCTGTGTTGGGCAGGCTAGCCCTATTCGACGATAAGTCGGATAAGGTTAGATCTAGTCCTGCTCAGTATCCTCTGGTTAAGGGGTACTGTGTAGACTATAAGATCCCTCATAACAGTATCGAGGGATCCGACGCCCTACTCAAGGTGTTCCAGCGGATGGAACTCGGCCGCGAGGCTGAGAACCATCGGATGGATATCTATGCTGAAGAGAGGAAGTACTATCCTCCTCTCCCAGGTGTAGACCACCTTGAGCGTTCTGGACGTCCGCAGTCCGTCTACCTGAAACTGCGGTGGTCTCGGAAATGAACAATTTCTGAGACACGCCCGTAACTAATCGGGCGCGTGGAGGAGGTCAAACGGGG